TCCCAAGACTTGCCCATCGTGGTGTGTCGCTTAAATGGTCAAGGAGAAAGTAGTCCACAAGACTATTTGGCCTTTATGCGGCTTGGTGATTTGGTCGATCTATTGCTGAGTTCAGGTTACGGGGATTACAAGGGTGATCGCGATACACTTGAGCCTATGAGATGCAAGATGTGTGGCGCATGGGCGTTCACAGAGACTTGCCGGACATGTGAGAGTGATCCCGATGCCAACCTATGAATTCGAGTGTGACAATGAAAAGTGCGAGTCCAATGCACGCATAGAGGAGTGGCTGAGCTTAACTGAGCCTCATGACCTCGAGTGTCCATTCTGTAGATCGCCTATGCATAAGGTCTATTCAAGCGTAGGCGTAAGCTTCAAGGGTAATGGATTCTATTCAACTGACAACAGATAAATGTGACGCAATTCACATTCCACATAGTGAGATTATAGGAGATGCTACACATGAATGATCTTGACAAGCATGGTACTCTCAGGCGAGAGCCCTTCAGGGGCTCAGCACGCGCCCGTAAGGGCAGAGCGCGAGTGGTCGCCTTCGTTATTGGGACAGCTCTATTCATGAGCATAGCTCCTGATTCAGGTGCGTCAAACCATGTCATTAAAGACATTAAAGACTTAGCAAAGATCACGTTATCTAAAGAACAGTACCTATGTCATAACGAGATCATCTATAGAGAATCAAGATGGAATCATAAAGCTGTAGGTAACATAGGCGGCACTAAGCAAGCTTATGGTCTATATCAGATGAAGCTCAAGAGCCTACATACATCTACTCATATCAGACAGTATTGGAAATATTGGTACTATGTAGTACATCGTTATGGTGTAGTAGATACTAAGACTCATGATGCTAACTATTGCAAGGCATTACATCATCTAAAGACTAAAGGATGGCAATGAGTACAAAGCGCGGTGATCCTCGTGGTACTAGGGCATACAAGAAGCGCAGGCTCGAGGTATTACAGAGGGATCAATGGTCATGCTTCTATTGTGGACAACCAGCGACAACAGTAGATCACATCATCCCTATAGTAAAAGGAGGTGATCCTATTGCATACGATAATCTTGTGTCATGTTGTGCAAGGTGCAACTCACGCAAGGGAAGCCGATCAGAGGGCGTTTTTTTAGCACAACAGGCCACCTCCCCTGTCTTTCCTGCCTTCCTCTCTCCGATGCAGTCCAAAGTTCACCGAGACAGTCCGTTTCAGTCCAACATCAACCCGATTGATGGCGAGTAATGGCCGAGCGTAAAAAAGTTCTACGAGGGGCAACTAAACCTCGGCTTCAGTCAGTACCCTTAAAGGGTAAAAGCAAGGTCGATGACGTCAAAGAGATTGCCGGTATCCTTAAACAAGAGCTCCTGCCTTATCAGGAGTATGTCCTAAAGGATATGCTGACAGTTGATAAGAATGATCGCTTCGTTCGCAAGTTTTCGCTGTTACTCATATCGAGACAAAATGGAAAGACGTTTTTGGCGCGTATGCTCATTCTGACTCACCTGCTCAAGTGGAATACAGACGTCCTGATCATGTCATCTAACCGATCGATGGCACTAGAGACCTTTAGGCAAGTGGCTAACGCCTTAGAGAATAACGATCATTTTAAGGGCATGGTCAAACAGATTAGGCACGCCAACGGCACCGAGTCTATCGAGATGCTATCGGGTGCCCGTTTAGATGTAGTAGCTGCGACGAGAGACGGCAGTCGAGGCCGATCAATCAACGGCCTTCTCTATATTGATGAGGTTCGTGAGATCAGTCCTGAGGGGTATCGCGCTGCAGTTCCAGTCACGCGTGCCCATCCCAATTCTCACACACTATTGACGTCGAATGCGGGTGATGCGTTCTCGACAGTTCTCAACGAACTAAGAGAGCGAGCGCTAAGTAGTCCGCCTAAGTCATTTGGCTTTTATGAGTATTCGGCTCCCCAATATTGCAAGATTACAGATAGAGCAGGATGGGCTCAAGCTAACCCTGCACTCGGTTACACAATCACGGAGGAAGCCATTGAAGAAGCTATTGCAACAAGCCCGATTGAGAACACTAGAACTGAGACTTTATGTCAATGGATTGACTCTCTCTCAAGTCCGTGGCCTCATGGCGTACTTGAGGAGACCTCCGATGCCACGCTCACTATTCCGATCGGTGGTTATACGATTTTTGGTTTCGATGTATCTCCATCTCGCCGCAATGCGAGCCTCGTTGCTGGTCAGGTTATGGCTGACGGACGAATTGGTGTCGGGATCTTACAGACGTGGGAAAGCCAAGTCTCAGTAGATGATCTAAGGATTGCAGCTGACATCAAGGGATGGGCTGATCAGTACCGACCGAAGATGATCTGTTACGACAAATATGCAACACAGTCAATCGCCGAGCGCCTTGCCAATGCAGGACAAGTGACTCAAGATGTATCAGGACAGCAGTTCTATCAGGCCTGCTCTGACTTGCTTGATGGTCTAGTTAATAATCGAGTAGTCCATAACGGCCAAGATGAGTTGATCAAACAGATGAATAATTGCGCGGCTAAGGTCAATGACTCAGCGTGGAGAATCGTTAAGCGTAAGAGTGCTGGCGATATATCAGCGCCCATCTCTCTCGCCATGGTAGTTTCAATGCTAATGAAACCTCAACAGATCGCAGCTATTTACACCGAGTAGTGTATAATTACCCTCTATGGGTATCCTTTCGCGCCTTACAGGTGCAGCACCGAAAGCAAATGTCGAGGCTCAGTACGCACCTCAAGTACTTGGTGAGTATTCACCTTATGCGATGCCTTTCCAATTTGCCTATGTTGGTCGCACCGAAGCAATGGGAGTGCCTGCCCTAGCGCGTTGTCGCAATCTACTTGCTGGCACAATCGGCACCATTCCACTCGAGCTCTATAAGAAGTCTACGGGTGAAGAATTAGGAAAGCCACTTTGGCTTGATCAGCCTTCTTACCACCAGCCACGATCTGTGACAATTGCTTACACAGTTGATTCGTTGCTATTTTACGGACAAGCCTTTTGGCAAGTAGTTGAGACTTATCAGGAAGATGGACGCCCATCGCGCTTTGAGTGGATTGCTAATAGCCGAGTCACAGCAACCCTCGATCGTGACAATGTTTTCGTCAAGTCATACGCAATCGATGGCACTACAGTCCCAATGGACGGCCTCGGATCACTTATCACATTCCAATCATTGAGTGATGGCATTCTAAACACAGGCGTCTCAACAATTCGTGCCGCACTAGACATTCAGAAAGCCAGCGTAGTTGCAGCCGCAACTCCAATGGCAACAGGCTACATTCGCAACTCAGGTGCAGACCTTCCACCTGCCGAAGTACAGGGATTACTTTCAGCATGGAAGAATGCTCGCCTTAATCGTTCTACAGCCTATCTCACATCGACTTTGCAATATGAGGCAGTCGGGTTCAGCCCTAAAGATATGATGTATAACGAAGCCATTCAGAATCTTGCAACAGAGATCGCTCGCCTTTGCAACGTGCCTCCGTATTACGTCTCGGCAGATCAGAACACGACGATGACCTACGCCAACGTTACAGATGAGCGCAAGCAATTCCTCACGCTATCTTTACAGCCATTTATTTCAGCAATTGAAGATCGTCTCTCAATGGACGACATCACAGCTCGGGGCAACATCGTCAAATTTGACATCGATAAGAATTATCTACGCACCGACCCACTCATAGAACTTTCAATCATCCGTGAATTGCTTGATCTCCAGTTGATTACACAGGAACAAGCTATGGAGATGACTGATCTAACACCTAATGGAAGCGAAGGAATGATATGAGCGATTTAACCTTCTTTACTTTGGAAGCGGCTGAACTCACAGCCTCAATGGACACACGCGAGATTTCAGGCAAAATCGTGCCAATGGGAACAGGCGAAATTGGCAATACGAGCGCCGGCGCAGTCATTTTTGAACCCGATTCAATAGAGATTCCAGATGCAAAGTCTGTCCGTCTTTTGGCGCAGCATGACATAAAGCAACCTTTGGGTCGGGCTTCAAGTTTTGAAATTCGCGAAGGCGATGGCATTTACGCTACATTCAAATTAAGTCGTAGTAGCAAAGCGACTGATTATTTATTGATGGCACAGGAAGGGCTTGTTACAGGCTTGAGTGTTGGTGTAGAAGTCAAATCATCTAAACCCAAAGATGGCGTTCTACATGTAACTTCAAGCATCTTGCGCGAGGTCAGCGCCGTCACAGAGCCAGCATTCAAATCGGCTCAAATCACTAGCATTGCAGCAGAAGAAACCGCATCAGCGGAAACCGAAGCTGTAGAAACCAACCAACCAACAGAAAGCGAGACAGCCACCGTGGAAGAAACCACTTCAGCAGTCGAAGCAACACCTACAGTTGAGGCTGCCGCAGTTGAAGCTGCTCGCCCTGCTGTAACAGCAATGGCTTATACAAAGCCACGCATCGAACTAACTGCAGCAAAGTATGCAGAGAACTCAATTCGCGCAGCACTTGGCGATGAGTCAGCTCGTCAGTACATCGCAGCAGCAGACAACACAACAGACAACGCTGGTCTTGTGCCAACACGTCAGTTGTCAGAAGTTATCAACCCACTTGGAACAACAATCCGCCCATCGATCGAAGCGATCTCACGCGGAGTTCTTCCGGATGCAGGCATGACATTCGAGATCCCAAAGATCACAGTAATGCCAACAGTCGCAGAGACTGCAGAAGATGCAGCATTCAATGAGACAGATCAGAACTCAGCGTTCCTTTCAGTCTCAGTCAAGAAGTACGCCGGACAGCAGACATTCTCTGTCGAATTGCTCGATCGTACATCTCCAGCATTCTTTGATGAACTCGTTCGCAACATGGCTGCAGCATACGCAAAGGCTACAGATGCAGCAGTAAACGCAGCAATCATCTCAGGCGCAACAGCAGATGCAACAACCACAACAACTTACCCAACTGCTGCAGAGCTTCTCGGTATCGTTGCTCGCGGATCAGCATCTGTCTACAACGCAACACTTGGCCTAGCGAATCCATTCGCTCGCAATATGATCGTGAACACATCACAATGGTCTAACATCATGACACTCAACGATTCAGGTCGTCCAATCTACAACGCTTCACAGCCAATGAACGCTGGCGGAGTCGTCACACCTACAGCTCTACAGGGTAACGTTGCAGGTCTCAACCTTTTCGTGACGCCTAACACAGCAGCAGGAACTGACACAGATGGATCAATCCTCATCGTCAATCCAGATGCGTACACATGGTACGAGTCACCAACCTACCGCCTACGCGCTGAATCAACAGCAGCAGGACAGGTAACGATCGGCTACTATGGCTTCGGAGCAATCGCTACCAAGGTCGGCGCAGGCGCATTTAAGAACAACAAGGCGTAAGCCACCCCTAAGTCGCTGGCGGCGGAGTGCCCTTCTCCGCCGCCAGTCTTTAGAAAGGATTAGCATGGCACTCACAACAGTTGCAGAGCTTCGCACCGCCCTCGGCGTTGGCACTCTCTATACTGATGCAGTCTTGCAGTCTGTCTGCGACGCCGCAGACAACGTACTCTTGCCCTTTCTATGGAAGAACCAGCAATACATCATTGCTCACGGCAACACGGGAACAGTCGGCACTCTCTACTTTGATCAGAACATCCGTGATTATTTCTACGTCGGACAATCAGTAGTGATCTCAGGTGCAGGCACTAAATACAACGGCACAAAAACAATTACAGGGGTAGATACTCGATCATTCAATGTAACTACTTCACACACTAGCGACAACCCATATCACACAGTCGAGCCATACGGAATCGCTGCAGCTGAGACTTATGCAGATTACACAACGATTCCAGCAATCCAAGAAGCATCACTTATGATCTCTATAGATATTTGGCAGAGCCGTCAAGCGCCATCAAGCGGTGGCGTAACCATCGATGGCTATCAGCCTTCACCTTATAGAATGGGCAACACACTCCTAGCACGCGTTCGTGGATTATTGGCGCCTTATCTCGATCCGAGATCGATGGTGGGCTAATGGCCGCCATATCAACACTCCGAGCAGGTCTAGCGACAGCTTTAATTGACAACAGTAAGTGGTCAGTTTTTAGCTTTCCTCCCAGCACCCCACTCGCAAACAGCTGCGTGATCAGTCCGGCAGATCCTTACATTTCGCCGTCTAACGGGTGGCACGCTTCTATCTCACCAATGGCTAACTTCACAATTTCAGTCATGGTGCCGTTGCTCGATAACGAGGGCAACCTAAACGGAATTGAGGACAATGTAGTCCGAGTGTTCAATCTACTCGCTGCATCCTCATACACCTACAACGTAACAGAGGTTTCGGCTCCGGCCGTCCTCAGTGCCGTGTCAGGTGATCTACTTACATGCAATATCAATATCTCAGTCCTAACGAGTTGGAGCTAAAATGTCCGAGTGGGAAAAAGAGCAAGAAGCCTTCCTGATCAAGATCGGGCAGGTAGCACCATCAACACCTAAGCCAGCACCTACAAAGAAAGACGAGGAATAATCTCATGGCTGTATTTCTAAACAACAAGGTCGGCGTGAAGATCAATTCTGTCGATCTATCTGATCATGTGACTTCTGTCACACTTAACCGTAACTTCGATGAGCTTGAAGTAACTGCAATGGGCGATGGCGGACATAAGTTCGTTAAAGGCCTTGAGGCATCATCTGTCACAATCGATTTCCTTAACGACACCGCTTCTGCGAACGTCCTAGCAACCTTGCAAGCTGCATGGGGAACAAACGTCACAGTAGTACTTCTACAGGAAAAAGGAACCGCTGTTTCGGCGACCAACCCACTTTACACAATGACCTGCCTTATCAACGGCACGACAGACATCAACGGCGCAGTCGGCGATATCGGTATGCAGAGCCTGACATTTAACGTCAGTGGTACAGTAGCAGTTGCATCAACAGGTACATTCTAACTAACTAAACAAAGGGGCACAGCATGGCAAAGTTAATAGTAACGATGGCAGATAACAGCGTGACGGAAATTGAAATTACCCCACGTCTTGAATACGCCTTCGAATTGTATGCTAAAAAGGGATTTCACAAAGCGTTCCGCGATGATGAAAAGCAATCAGATGTCTATTGGCTTGCATGGGAAGGCCTTCGACTAAGTGGAGTCACAGTCAAGCCATTCGGCTCAGACTTTCTCGAAACCCTAAAAAGTGTCGAGGTTGCAGAGTCTAGCCCCCTGGCCTAGGCAGGGATAGCATCCACTATCTCATAGCTCGATTGAGCATTGAGACGGCTATCCCTCCACAATCTTTAATTGATTTAGATTCGTCAATGCTTCAGATGTTATTGAAAGCATTGAAAGACCGAGCAAAGGAGCAGAGCGATGCCTACAGAGCTAAAAGGCGCTAACGCGTTTCGCAAGGCTCTGAAGAAATTTTCGCCTGACTTAGACAAAGAGCTTCGCGACGAAATGGTTGGATTTTTAAAACCAGTGGTCAAGAAAGCACGTGGCTATTTGCCATCCAATTCTGCTATGCCATCCGGGTTTGTAAAACATGAAGTCAAGACTGCAACTTTTCCAATGTATGACGCCACCGAGGCGCGAAGGGGAATTGGTTATAAACTCACACCTACTAAGCCCAATCGTCAAGGCTGGAGTTCAACAGTATCAATTCATAACAAGACAGCCGCCGGTGCTATTTTTGAAACTTCCGGTCGCAAGTCTGGAAATGTAGGCAGATTCACACCTCGCTTAGATGGATCACTTGCAGGTCGTGGCAAGATGCAAGGCCGAGCAATGTTCAAAGCCTATGATCAAGATCAAGGCAAGGCTAAGGCTGGAGTAATTAAGGCGCTAGAAAAGGCTGCCGCTAAGTTTAATGTGAAAGGCAGAGTGTAAATGGCCGAGTTACGCGCTGATATTGTTAGCGAATTTAGAGGTAAAAAGGCTTTCAAGGAAGCCACTACTGCGTCATCTCTCCTCGAGAAGGGCGTTAAAAGGTTAGGCGCTCAACTTGCCCTCACCTTCGGAGCGACCCAGCTTCTCAAGTTTGCTAAGAACGCAGCAAAGGCTTTTATTGAGGACGAAAAGGCTGCAACGCAGTTAGCCATTTCGGTTAAGAATCTTGGCCTAGCGTTTGAGACTCCACGCATCGAGCAGTTCATAAGCGGACTCGCTAGAGTCTCAGGGGTAGCAGATGATCAACTACGCCCAGCGATGCAGAAACTATTGCAGACCACGGGCTCAGTCGCTAAGGCTCAGGAACTACTTACTCAAGCCCTAGACATTTCTCGTGGTTCAGGTGTCGCCTATGAAACAGTAGTCAATGACCTTAGCATGGCCTACGTTGGTCAGACTCGTGGTCTTCGTAAGTATTATTTAGGTTTAAGTCAAGCAGAGCTCAAGACGATGAGTTTTGCAGACGTTCAAGCAAAACTTACAAAACAATTCACAGGCGCCAACGCAGTTTATCTTGAAACCTATGCTGGCAAGATTGGCATTTTATCTAATGCCGCTAACGAAGCAGAAGAATCCATCGGTAAAGGCCTAGTAGATGCCTTAGCTCTAGTCTCAGGCGGCGGAAACAGTATCCAACCTTTAGCCGATTCTATGCAAGAATTTGGCGTTTGGCTTGGAGATGCTATCTACGGATTAGGCATCATGGTTACTCAGCTCAAATCATTACCCGGAGGTTCACTCCTTGGTGGTATAGAAGGCGATGGTTTCCTCAAGACTTACTCACCTTTGGTTAGAGCCTTAGATCAATTCTCTAAAATGGGTGCAGCCGCAAGACCACTTGAAGGTCGCATAACCGAGCATATGGGTCGCCTCGGCAACCCTGCTAATGCCACTCGTGCAAGAATAGAGAGCGAAGCAGAAAAGCGCGCTAAGACTCTATTGAACATGAAGAAGAAAGAGCTTGACGCTCAGAAGAAACAGAACGCTTTGACTAAGGCTTCAAAAGTTTTAGACCTAGATCGCATTAGCGTCACGGCTGCATTACGAGGTCAGATCAGCGAAACCGATCGCTTGTCTTTGCAGTTGCAACTTTCCTTGCTTGACAAGAATGAGTCGCAGGCACTCAAGTTATCTGCAGAATTAACAGAGGCAACCAGACGTCAGAATGATCTCAAGGCTGCTTTACTTTCAACACCCGAGGCTCCAAACCCTTATCGTAACTGGATGCCACCTACATTTAACGTCCCTACTGGGGGCATGGGTTCAACAGTTGCAGCGGATTATTTAGGCATCGGTGCGTTAGGTGGAGCTGGATCGGCTGGCATTGTTAATGTGGTCGTCAATCTCGATGGCGATGTAGTTGGCGGAGCCATTACAGAAACTCAAGTCAATCAGTCTCTTTCAGGTACTTTCAGCGATGTGAGCCGATATAACGGACGTGGAGCTCCGTCAATCAAATGAGCCTACCTGCAACCATCTCGGTATCTTTCGACTTCTCGCAAGGTGCTACCTTCGGCTATCCCTTTACTATTGGCGATCCGATCAACGGCGTCATCGGGGTATCTCAGTTCGCTTCTACGGAAGTTCCTGATCCTGTAGTCGATCTCAGTAGCACTACTCGATCAATCAAGATCCAGCGCGGAAGAAACATTATGCGCGACACCTACGAGACGGGCACATGTACTGTCCGAGTTATCGATGAGACAGGCGCATTCAACCCTCAGAACACATCTTCACCTTATTTTGGCTACCTGACTCCACTACGCAAAGTCCGAGTCGCGGCTACTACTGCAACCACTCAGCACTTCTTATTCTCAGGTTATGTCGATTCCTACAAATACTCTTTTCCAACTGGTCAAGAATTAGGCTATGTAGACATCGTTTGCTCGGATGCCTTTAGACTCTTTCAGATGGCTAACATAGCAAGTGTGACGGGCGCCACAGCGGGTCAGACTACTGGCACACGCATTACAAAGATTCTCGATCAAGTCTCATTCCCTACATCGATGAGAATCACAGACACAGGCTCGACGACAGTTCAAGCCGATCCCGCTACAGCTCGCACATCCTTGCAAGCCCTCAAGGCGGCAGAGTTTGCAGAGCAGGGCGCATTCTTTATCCGTACCGATGGCACGGCTGAATTCAAGGATCGCAACGATGTCGTGGGCTCTTTAGCGGCTGCACCGATTGAGTTCAATCAGACTACTGGGATTCCATATTCAGACCTTCGTTATGCCTTTGATGACAAATTGATCATCAATCAGGCGAGCATGACACGCCTAGGTGGCACAACTCAAGTAGTCGCCAATGTTGATTCGTCGGCTAAGTACTTCCCTCATGGCACTACTCTGACAGAGATGATCCCTGAGACAGATGCTCAAGTCTTAAACATTGCTCGAATCTATGTCGCCACGCGAGCCCAAACCGATATCAGAATCGATGCGCTCACAGTCGATCTATTGGATACGGCAGTTCCTACAGACACCATGATCGGTCTAGATTATTTTGACAATGTGAAGATCACCAACGTGCAAGAAAATGGATCGACAATCGTCAAAACCTTGCAGGTGCAGGGTCTAGCATGGGACATCACCCCAAACTCTATGAGGTGCACGGTCACCACGCTAGAGCCGATTGTGGAAGGGTTCATCATCGGGAGCAGTACTTACGGTATAATCGGACAATCCATTATGGGATACTAGGAGAAAACAATGGCAACAGGCTTTCCAGCGACAACAGGCGACATCTTTACGGCTGCAGACTATAACGGCTTAGTCACCTTTGACGTTATCGCAGACAAGACCAACGACTACACAGTCGCTATTGCGGACTCATATCAAGTCCTAGTCTCTATGAACAAGGCCACAGCCGTCGCCTTAAATATCCCTACCAACGCCACGGCGGCTATCCCTGTCGGATCTGTCATTACTATTCTTAATAAAGGTGCAGGTCTCTGCACGATCTCAGCTGTCACATCCGGCACTACGACAGTCCTTTCGGCTGGCGCAGTAGCGGCCTCGCCTACCCTTGCACAGTACAAGTCAGCGGCTTGCATAAAAGTTGCGACAGATACTTGGTACATCGTGGGAGCCATTGCATAATGCTTAATAACGTTGTCGGTATTTATGGATCGCCCATTATACCTTTGTCTGTAGATTTTCTAGTGATTGCAGGCGGAGCAGGCGGTGGTACTCGTAGTGGTGGCGGCGGTGGCGCAGGCGGATATTTATTTTTTAGCCCACAATCTTTAACAAAAAGCACAAACTATGCCGTTACGATTGGCGCAGGCGGTGCAGGTGCGCCAACTACACCTAACACAGCTTCGGGAACAAATGGCAATGACTCACAATTTCATACTTTTACTTTAGTCAAAGGTGGCGGTTATGGCGGCGGTGCTACTGTTGCAGGTAACAGCGGTGGCTCAGGTGGTGGCGCTGGAAACAGCGCTGGCGTAGGTACTGGCGGTACTGCAACGCCTTCAGGACAAGGTAATAACGGTGGCGCTTCTAATTTCAATGCAGGCGGTGGCGGTGGTGGCGCTAATGCCGTTGGTGTTGATGCCGCAAACAATATTGCTGGCGGCGGCGGTAATGGGCTTGCTTCTTCAATTACAGGGTCTTCTGTTACTCGCGCAGGCGGTGGCGGTGGTGGTTGCAATACGACTCAGACACTTGGCACAGGCGGCACAGGCGGTGGCGGTAATGGCTCAAATGGAACTCTCGCAGCTGTTGCTGGTACCGCTAACACAGGCGGCGGCGGTGGCGGTGGCGGAGTGACTGCAGGCGGTGTAACCAACACAGCAGGCGCAGCAGGTGGTTCAGGTGTTGTCATTCTCCGATACCCAAACAATTACACCATTACAATCGGCGCAGGTTTAACAGGATCAACGGCAACTGTTGGCAGTAATAAAGTAACAACAATTACCGCTGGCACGGGGAATGTGAGCTGGGCATAATGGCACATTACGCATTCTTAGACGAGTCCAACATTGTTACAGAGGTTATTGTCGGTATTGACGAAACAGAACTAATTGAAGGCCTAGACCCTGAAACTTGGTATGCCAATTTTAGAGGTCAAGTCTGCAAGCGGACAAGCTATAACGGCAACATAAGATTTAACTATGCAGGCATTGGTTTTACTTACGATCCGATAGATGATGCATTCATAGCGCCTATGCCTGAATGCGGTCATGAAGAATTATTGTTAAACGATCTCAAACAATGGGAGTGCGCTAATGAGCAACATGAAGCCAACACTCTGTAAAGCTGGGCAACAGCTACGCGAGCAATTCGATGACACCTTCCCAGATCGTGATAGGCGTTCCGATGGCTGGATCGGCGATCTCCGTCATTCAGCGCGTCCTTCTGACCACAATCCTGATCCAGCGTCAGGGCTGGTTCGCGCCATCGATGTCGATCGAGATGTACATAAGTCAGGCAAGCCCGACCTCATGCCCGATATTGCAGATCAGCTTCGACTCGCGGCAAAGGCAGGCGAGAAGCGAATCGCCTACATCATCTTCGACGGACGAATTGCATCGTCTCGCATGGGCTGGCGCTGGCGAAAGTATTCGGGAAGCAATCCGCATCGGGCGCATTGCCACGTTTCTTTCACTAAACAAGGTGATACGGATTGCTCTTTCTTTAATATCCCGTTACTAGGAGGCAAATAATGGAACAAGCAAAGTCACTTGCAGCATCATGGGCACGATCATTCTTAGCAGCTGCGTTAGCGCTATACATGGCAGGCGTAACTGACCCTAAGACTCTAGCGATGGCTGGAGTAGCGGCTGTAGCACCCGTCATCTTGCGCTGGCTCAACCCTAGCGACGCATCCTTTGGCGTAAGCAAAAAATGACACAGACAGATTTCTTCACCCTTTACTTTGCAAGCCTAGCCGTGATCGGTGGCCTTGCCGGGTTCGTCATTACTCACTTGCTTAGGGAAATTTCTGCCCTGCACCTGCGTGTCAATGAGATTTATAACATACTCTTAGAGCGATAATTTTAGACATGGCAAGAAAAAGAGTTATCGATCTCGATACATACAACGCGCTAGATGCTTATTGCATCTCTCTTAATGAGTACTTCAAGTCATTGAGAAAAGCAGGGTTTAGTGAAGATATGGCCTTTTGGCTATTACTAGACCGAGACTCTTATCCTGATTGGATCTTGCCATCGATCCCCGACCGAGTGGATCGCATACCCTATGAAGATGACGATGAGGACTAAACATGGCCATGCGCCGAACAGTAGTAGTGCCCGATCTTCAAATTCCCCTACACGATTCGGTAAGCGTCAATAATGTTATCTCTTTTATTAAGGCGTACCGCCCTGATAGCGTCCTTACTCTGGGAGATGAAGCAGACTTCACGGAGATCGGACGTTGGAGCGAAGGCAAGCCGGGCTGGTACGAACAGACCCTAGCGGAGAACCGAGACATGACTGTTGATATCCTTTGGCGCTTAGGTGAATATGCCAAAGAACAGCACATGATCAGGAGTAATCACACTGATCGCCTGTTTAATGTGATCATGAATAAGATCCCTGCCTTTATGTCTTTGCCTGAATTAAAATTTGAGAAGTTCATGAAACTCGAGGAACTAGGCATCACCTACCACAAGAGGCCGTACGCGGTCGCTAAGGGGCTTATAGCGGTACATGGGGACGAGGGTAGTGTGAAGCCTACACCCGGGCTCACAGCCCTTGAGAGCGCCCGCAGAGCGGGTATTTCAACCATCTGTGGTCACACGCATCGCGCTGGTTTTTCACAATTTTCTGAGTCATCTGGGGGCAAGATTAGCCGCATCATTAGAGGCTATGAGGGCGGACACCTCATGGACACCCGAATGGCGACATACACAAAAGGCCAAATGAACTGGCAACAGGCTTTCATAATCGTTGAAGAAGATGCCAAAGGCAGTCAGGTCAGCATTATCAACCTTGAGAAAGATGGGACATTCGTAGTCCACGGGCGTCGCTATGGACGACCTAGATAACGACCTAGACAGGTCGATCGATGACCACATAGATGATGCAGAATCGTTACCATTTCGTTATCTAAATAGCCTTGACCTAGCCTAGACATCTGTCATCCTTATCTCATCGGCGAAGGGCGTCGATAAGAAAGGGCAATCATGTTTGATTCAGCATTACAGGATCTAGTGGCAATAATCGCTATCTCTGCACTATGGTTCCACTTAGGCCGTATGGTCGGCATCCGCGTTGGTTATCTCAAAGGTCGCAAAGCTGTGAGAGAGTACTACGCATCTAAGGAAAGGGTCAAAGTGTGAACGCAGGTGATTTCCTCACAGAAGCAAAAGCAACAATTCAAGATCGTGGTTTGGAATACGGACATCCGACGGACAATATGCAACGAACAGCACGATTACTCAGCGCATACCTCGAAATGCCGATCATGGACTATCAGGTTGCAGGAATCATGGTACTGGTCAAGCTCGCAAGGTCAATGGAAAGTCCTAAGGTCGATACTTATGTCGATCTCTGCGCCTACGGCGCCATAATGGGCACAATTCACACACAGGAGGACGAGTTATATGTTTAATTTATCGGAATACACTACGGTGAGCGAACGGATTAAATTGTTTCGAGAGATGTATCCAATGGGCAGAATCATCACGACATTGATCTCAGAGGATCCGAGCCGAGTAGTGTTCAAGGCCGAGTTTTACAGGGATGATGAAGATCAACGTCCTTTCTCAACAGGCTACGCTAGAGAGATCACAGCTGATCGCGGAGTAAATAAGGATTTTGCGCTCGAGAACTGCGAGACGTCCGCAATTGGGATTGCCGCTAAGAATGCCAACATAGGCACCGAGAAGAATGCTATTAGCCGAGAGGAAGCTGAGAAGGTCAATCGAGTAAAGGCTAAGGATGCAACCATTCAGGATGTAAAGGCCAAGATGGCGCAGACATCGGGCGAATACATTCCCGTAGTAAAGGAGGATGATCCATGGACTATCAAGCCAGCGACTATGCCGCCCACAATGGGGGAAGCTGTTGCGACGGTGAAAGAGATCATTGGCGGCCAAACCGAGAAGGATATTCCGAGATGTCCTCATGGCGACATGATTTGGAAAACTGGGCAATCGGGCGCAGGTAAGGCATGGGGACATTTTAAGTGTTCTGCATGGGTAACAGGTGAGCTGACTCGATGCCCTAAGGGTGAAGATGTCATTTGGTATGAGATCAACAAAGAAGGCGCATGGCAACGACAGAAAGCGAGAGTTTAATGGGACGCTTACAGTTTCAGAATCAAGATGGTGAGTGGGAGTCATTTCCAACAGAGGATGAGATTCACCGATCTAAAGAAGTGATCGCTATTTTAGAGGAATTCACATTTACCACTCGATGCTGTCTATGCAATGATTCAATCCCTTACAAAGACATCAAGGTGAATCTAGTGAATAAGTCATGGTCATGCGAGAAATGTCACGCGGTCAATGGCCTCACAAAGCCGTAAATACAGAGGATTCTCAACCGAGCGAGTGGTCGCACGTTACCTTTCGGAGTGGTGGCCACATGCAAGTATCGGTCGAGGGGCTGGTAAGGATATTCTCAATGTTCCGTTCGACTGCGAGATAAAAGCAAGGTCATCCTTCCAGCC